GTCTTCTCCGTCAAAATTGAATTTTTTGGATTTGCAGAACTTTTCGGAACTCACCTAAAGAATCACCTCAACTCGGACAGAAATGGAGAAAAAAATAGTACAGGGGACCGCCAAGGCCCGGGAACAACTTCCGGAGCTCCTCCTCGCCCAGAAGGGGAAGGCTCCGGAGGGTCTTGCGGAGAGGCTGACCGGAATCCTTCAGGACCCATCTAAAGAATGGCTTCCGCTCAGTGAGGCCAAGAGACTTCTATCTCACTACTATACGGAGCAAACAGTCGCAAGATACCTCACCGCCCGGAGCCTTCCTGTGGAGGTCCGGATTGTGCAGAAGAGGACGGAGGTCCGGGCCCTGGACCTCTGCGCCTTTGTCTATTATATTGCCTTTGTCCTCCGTTGGAAATTTGTTTACTAAATCACTAATTATCATTGACTTATGGCAGGTAATTCAACAATATCTGTAACTTTCAAACTTGATGGAGACTCGAAGTCCTTCCGGGATCTGGCGAAGGATGCTGATGGCCTGAAGAGAGTCTTCGAGTCCACCCTGAAGGAGGCAGAGGGTCTCAAGACCTCGCTTATCAATTGGAGTCAAGCGACCCAAGCAATCCAAGCGACTAACACCGCCATTGCCTCCCTGAATAATGCCTTCCAGACGGTTGTGTCCTCCGGGCAGTCCTTTGACAAGGCCATGAGGCAGACCAACACCATGGCCGGGAAGGGAGCGGAAGACTTCGAGAAGATGAAGGCCTCCGTCTCTGAGCTCGCCAAGACCATCCCTCTCGCCCGGGAGGAACTCGCCAACGGTCTCTATCAAGTCATCTCCAACGGAGTCCCTGAAGACAATTGGATTGCCTTCCTCGAGCAGTCCGCCAAGAGCGCAGTCGGAGGCATTGCAGACCTCGGGCAGACTGTGACTGTCACCTCCACCCTCATCAAGAACTATGGCCTTGATTGGGAGGAGGCTCTGGCCATACAGGACAAGATCCAGATGACCGCCAAGAACGGAGTCACCTCCTTCGAGCAGTTGGCTGCAGCCCTGCCCCGGGTCTCCGGAACTGCAGCCTCCCTCGGGGTCTCCATTGAGGAACTGATGGCAGTCTTCGCCACCACCACCGGGGTCACGGGCAACACTGCGGAGGTCGCTACCCAACTCGGGGCAGTCCTGAAGGCTCTTGTCAAACCCTCCACCGAAGCAGCCAAGGCTGCGGAGGCCATGGGGCTGCAGTTTGATGCAGCAGCCATCAGAGCAGCAGGAGGCTTCGACACCTATCTCAAGAGCCTCGATGAGACGGTCAAGGCCTACGCCCAGAGGACCGGACAACTGTCGGAAACCCTCTACGGCCAACTCTTCGGCTCTGCTGAGGCTCTCCGGATCCTGACTTCCCTGACCGGGGAACAGGCCGACAAGTTCACCCAGAACATCGAGGCCATGGCAGACTCCGCAGGGACTATTGACGGAGCCTTTGGGGAGATGACCAAGACCGGGGAGGCTACCACCCAAATGATCAAGAATCAGATCGCCTCCATGACTGACCTCTTCTCCTCTGTTGCAGGAGGAGTCGCTCCCTATGCAAGTCTAATTGCAAGTCTCGCCATGACTGCAGGAAACGCAGCAGCCCTCTCCAAAGCGGTCAAGGCTGCGACTGTTGCCATCGGAGGACTGACCACGAAGGCCAAGGTCACGCAGGCCACCATGAAACTCCTCGGGGTCACTGAGTCCCGGACTGCAGCCATCACCCGAGTCATGTCCTCCGCCATGAAGGGAGCAGCCTATCAGACCACCGCCCTCAAGATTGCCATGAAGGGACTAATGGCAGCAACGGGAGTCGGGCTCGCCATCACCGCACTCATCACCCTCATCGAGAAGCTCTCCGGGAGGTCCCAGGAGGCAGAGGAAAAGGTCGACATTCTGGCTGACTCTGTTGAGGAATTCAAGACCGCAGCTGCCAATGCAAAGGTAGCCATGGACCGGGAGATCTCTTCCCTCAAGGCCCTCATGGATAGCAACGGAGACACTGCTGCTGCAGTCAAGCGACTCAATGAGGAATATGGGGACATCTTCGGGACCCACAAGACCGCTTCCGATTGGTATGACACTCTTGTCAAGAAGTCCAAGATCTACTGCAAACAATTGGGCTATGAGGCACAGGCCCGGTCTCTCGCCCAGAAGATTGCAGAGCTCGAGATCCAGAAGGAGATGAATGAGGGCAGAATGGGAGAGATGAAAGCAGCCGGGCAGGATAAGACCATGACCACCCGGGCAGTCGGAGGAGGTAACTCCGGCTATGTTCAAAATGTCTCCTATGAGATTGAGAATCCGGAATTCACCGCCCTCCGGGAGCAGACTGCAGGACTCACCGCAGACCTCGCTAAACTTCAAGAGCAATTCGACAAGGCCACTGACAAGATGGAGGAGAATGCAGCCCTCCTCGCCCAAGTCGGGGACGGAGCCTCCGAAGTTGTCCGGGAGCTTGACATCATGGGGATGTCCTATCAGGAGGTCGCTGATGCAATCACCGCCAATGAGAAGGCCCTCAAGGGTCTCAAGCCCACGCAGGAAACGGAGAGGAAGGCTCTTGTTGCTCAGAACAGGCAGCTTGAGTCCCGGAAGTCATATCTGGAAAAGATCCTCGGGCTTGAGAAGAAGTCCGGGAAGACCACCTCGGTAGCAACCCCCTCCACCTATGAGGAGCTCTCCAAGAACATTGAGGCCTACAAGAAGAAGATGACCTCCGCCTCAACGGAGGAACAGGCCGGGCTCCGGAGACAAATTGCTCTGTGGGAGGAGCAGAAGAGGGCCATCGAGCTCACCCTCAAGGAGGCAGAGAGACCCCTCTCCTTGAAGACCTTCGCAGACATCGAGAAGGAGCTCTCCTTCCAGAGGGCCCGGAGGCAAGTTGCCTCTGCAGAGAATTTGGCCGAGATTGATGCAGAGATCAAGAGGCTTGAGGACCTCCGCTCCGCCTTCGAGCGCAATTCCCATGTCCCTCTTCCGATTGACAAGGTCAAGACCTACAAGGAGCTCAATGAGGAGCTCGCTTACTACAACAGGCTCCTCGAGGTCGCAACTGAGGAGGAAAGGTCCGGGATTCAGGCTCAGATCAACGCACTCAACAAACTCCGGGAGAGTTGGGATCAGGTCCTCGAGGCCATGAACAAGCCCGGGGAGGTCTCCACCCTCAACACCATTGAGGACCTCGACAAGGCTCTCTCATACTATCAGAATCTTCAGAAGAAGCAGACGGAGGAAGAGATCGCCAACACTCAGAGGGTCATCCAAGTCCTCGAGGCCAAGAGAGCAGCCCTTGAGAGAGGAATCCGGATTCCTTCCATGCAGAAGGAGATGGCCTCCCTCGGGAGCCTGAAGGGGAAGGCCCTGAAGGTGGAACTGCAGGCCATTGGATTTGATGGCTTCAAGGCCAAGATCAAGGAGCTCCAAGATATGCTCCGGGACTTTGATCACCCGGTCTCCGCAGCCCAGAAGAAAGACATCGAGGGCCTCATTGAAACCTATCGGAAATATCAAAAACAACTCGCCAACTCCTTCGACACCTACAAAGAGGGATGGAACGCCATCAGGGGGATGGGGGATGCAATCACCAACATCACCAAGGCCCTCGAGGGGGAAGGAACGGCATGGGAGAAAGTCTCTGCAGTTGTAGATGGATTCATCTCCCTCTATGAGTCGCTCAAGGCAGTCATCGGAATCATTGACTTCCTGACTGCTGCGACTTCCGCCCACTCCGCAGCAAAGGGGGCTGAGGCTGCTGCTGTGACTGCTGAGGCTCAGGCCGAAGTTGCAGCCGGGTCCCAGAAGATTGCTACCAACACCGCCCTCATTGCCTCTCAGATGGGCCTCGCCACCGCCAACACCGCAGCAGCAGGGTCCGGAGCAGCTTCCGCAGTTGCTTCTATCCCGTATGTCGGGCCTATTATGGCCGTTGCAGCCCTGGCCTCCGTTATTGCTGCAATCATGGCCATTCCTAAGTTTGCGGAGGGTGGTATTGCCTACGGTCCGACATTAGGCCTCTTTGGTGAGTATGCCGGAGCGTCAAACAACCCGGAAGTTGTAGCTCCTCTTGACAAGTTGAAGGGACTGATCTCGCCCGGGGAAGGTTTCTCGGGTCATGTGGACTTCAAGATAAAAGGAAGAGACCTCGTTGGCGTAGTGAGAAGAGTCTTGTATGAAGAGCTCAGAAATGGAGGGTCGGGATCTATCACAAGAAAAGGCGGAGTCAAAAGGTTTGATGATTAAGCAATTCGATTGCTTTGCCATGTTCAAACTACTCTTTTTATTTGAACCGGGCAGCACGGGAGGTGATTTCTTCCTGTGCTGCCTTTATTACCGGGGCCCACCACCCTTAGAGGGTCATGTGCAAAGTGTTTGCTTTATTTGAGCAGGGCAGCATGGGAGGGACTTCCTTCCTGTGCTGCCTTTATTGCAGAGGCCTCTCTCTTCACCCTTCCAACATAGCCCGGCCATGGAGCTCCGGACTGCTGCTGCCAACGGAGCCCTGTACGCCTTCCTCTCCGGAGATCCGGATCTTCCCTCCACCTCGCTCCTTCGGACTTCCCTGAGGGGCTCTGAGGCCCTCCCGGAAGGGGCCCGGAGTGCCGGCTCCACAGGCCACATTTCAAGTCCTTCA